ATACCACGAAACCGCAAAGAAATTTACCCCGCAATACAATCCGTCTACTGGCAAGGTTGAATCTAACATTGTCTACGACATACTCAGCGGGGACGAAAATACTGCGGGGGCTGCGCTTGCCGGTCGAACTGGAGTTAAAGGTGTAACTGCTGGTAAACAACTCGCCGCCGTTGGTGATATTCCCGAACTCGTCCCCGTTTTGAAGCATGAGATCGCGTTTAAAGCCGCCAACAATCCTGAAAACGTGGTGAATATCGCTGCCTTACAAGGCGCAGTGGGGAAATATGGTTTTAAACCCTTATTGGATCATCTGCCCGCCACAAAAGCCGCTATTACGGATGAAACGAACGCACTGATTACCAGACATTCTGAACTTGGCTCTAACGCCATAGAGGACGCGATCAACGCAGAGGTTATGGGTTCCAACCTGGAGCGGACTGCTGGGGCAAATCAAGCTCGCTTGGAGCAGGTACAGCAAGCCCAAGCTGCACAGCAGGCCCTTCTGAACAAGTCTTTGGTTAGCGAGGCGGCATCGAGAGAGGCAGGGCCGAACGAAGCGGTTGGACGGATGCTTAATCCAAAAAATGTTGCAGACCCGGATATACGAAACACGCTGCTAGCGCAAATGCGCGAAGTCCAGGCCGCTGCACCTGAAGACGCACTGGCCGGGTTAATCGGGGAGCATATGGCCCCTTCAGTTTCCAGAACTGCGGACAAAACAAATCAGGCATTCGTTACCCCAGGGGCATTCAAAGACGCGCTGGCTAATCTGGAACGAAGCGGGGCGGGTGAATTCTTGACGCAAGCCCAGTTAGACGCACTGCGAGACGTTCAGACCGGAACGGGCATGGTTGCACCGTTCAAGAACGAATTGGGGGGTAACCTTGCGGGTCGGGACACTGCGGCAGGAACTGCGCACCTTATGTCCTTTGTCAAGCCGGGGGTGTACCACGCAATGCAGGCACTTAGGAACTTGATTCCGGGTATACGCAACCCACTACACGACGCGGCGTTGTTGGATGCGTATATCAACCCGAGATCAGCGTTGCAGATACTCCAAGATTACCCAAGCATACCCTCTGTCCCGGTAAGGGGGGCGGTTATTGAAGCAGAAAACGAACCCCGCACCGGAGGGCTTGGGCAATTTTCGTTTTCACAGGACTAAACCGAATCGAGCCACCACTCTAACACGTTCAGCCCAGGTTCTCCGTCTATGACGAAGCACTTTCCCCCGGCGGCTTCGATGTCCTTTATGGTCAACTCCTGCCGGGGAGTTGGGAGTTTACCGGGGCGCTTGGCTTCAATACAAAAAGCCATCCCCTTGTGGATACAGTGGAAGTCCAGTGCGGGAGCGCCCATCCCGTTCATCACCGGCATGTGGTAGTACACCCCGTGAGACTTCAGGACTTTTTTAATGTTGTCTTTGACAACGCCTTCAGAGGTGCGCGCCATCAGTCCTGCTCCATTTCGAACCACTTCCTGCGGAATTCCTCTGCCTTGAGTTGTTCGTTCCACTCCCGAGCAAACTTACGGGTTGCGTCTTCCACTTCCCGGATTTCAACCTTCTCCAGTTCCTCGATCAGCCACCCGAGATAGACCTGCGCCTTCTTAAAATCTTCCAACTCGTTCTTCTGCCAGCCCCTGGTCAGATATTCCCAGCTACGGCTCCAGCAGTCAACGGCGTGCAGGCTTGGCGGGTTATCAATTGCGTCAAGAATGGCCTTCCGCACGTCCTTAACCTCGACTCCAGGTAGGAGTTGGTAGTGTTTCGGGTTGGTTACGGCGTCGTGTTCAGGCGACTTTCGGTCGTCCTCCGCCCCTTTCACCGCTCCATCCTTCACCCACATTCCATGCACGAATACAAACCCCGGCTTTAGGTTTCCGTTCCAATCTTTGGCGCCCATTATTTCACCTCTCCATAAGTATCACCAAAATTCCCCTCCGACCAAACCACTAATTCCGGCCACCAATCAGGCGGGGTTCTCATCACACCTTGCATAAAATCCAGTGCCTCTTCAGCTTCCGCTTCGGGAACCACCAAGATCAATTCGTCGTGTACGGTATGTGCGATGCTATATCGCTTTGAAATCTTCAGCATGTTGTCGGACAGAACACACCGGGACAAATGTTGAATGACATTTTCGACGCACTTGGAGCTATATATGTACGTCTTGTTCCGCCCCATCCCGTACACCGTGCTGACTTCCCCGGTTTCCTCGTCTTTTTCATACCGAAGGTTCGGATAACGGATCATGCCGCGAGGGGTCTTGATGCCACCTTCGACAACTGTGCAGAACCCCCAAGGGTCAATGGTGTACTTCGTTCCGCGCATGATGTGGTCGAGTGCGTTCCCGGCTTCTCTCCACCCACGAACTATGGGCGCGTACTCTTTGCGCCACTTGGTAACGACTTCTTGCGCCTCATCGTCGGTCAGCACCACCCCGCCCATGGTCTTGGCGACCTTTTTGAACGTAGCAGAACCCGCCCCGTATTGCAATCCCAAGTGCGCTAGTTTTCCGACCTGTCGCTGAGCTTTCGTAACCTCGTCTTTCGGCACGTTGTACATCACGCTGGCGAACTCTTTGTACAGGTCAGCCTTCTCCGGGTCAGCTTGAAACAGCGCCATGCTGGACGGCACTTTCCACAGGAAGTGATTGACCCGAAGCTCGATGCCCGACAAGTCAGCTACAACGATTTTATGCCCTGCCGGTGCGCGTAAGCAGTTTCTCAGTGCATCGGACGGTTTGGGGTCTTTACCGACTCGGGGGAGATTTTGAGCGTTCTGTGCCATTGAGTTGTGGACCAATTTCCCGTTGGCTATGTACCTATGACGCGGGCCGCAATTTAGTAGATCGTATACTGGAGTTAACATGTTCCCCCTTTCTGTGGTTTATTATTTGCTCATCAGTCCAACCCCATTTAACAAACTTACGCAATCCTTCGTAAGTGTAATCAGGTCTGAATTCTCTAAGAACGTTCATTCTATGCGCGTACACAGCGCCGGTGTATGCTCGTTTATTTCGCGCCTGTTCGGACTTAGTGGCCCATCGCAGATTTCCAGGCTCGTAGTGTCCGTTGTTGTCAATGCGGTCGATAGAACGGTCTTGTGGGCGCGCACCTAGATTTTTAAGCACCCATTCAGCGGCCATCCTTGTCGACGGGAACCTAAACTCTACCCCTCTACCCCCATAATCCTTGTACGCTGTTGCGCTAGGGGTATTACACCGTTGTTGTGCTCCAGCCATTACAAAGTACACTACGCGGTACGCGTCTATACGTGGTTTATCTGCCTCGTACTGGGCTTTTAGCGCGGCGGAACGTACTTTAGATGCTTTTTGTGCTAGTCGCCTCCGCTCTTCCGCTGGAATACGGCTCATTTTATTTTTCGATGCACATGATTTACAACTCATCGACCCGCCTGCAAGTACATCACTAACCCGAACTCGCTTTTCCGCCCCACATGCACATCTAACTAGGATAGCGGCCTTTGTGGTAACGTGCGTAGATTCCAGCGGCGTCCACGTCGTCTTTGGTAGGGCGTCGGCAAGTCGTAACTGACACTTGTCTCTGCATTGCGTCTCGTAAGCTAATCTCCCCTTCGTCTGTGAATACATTGTGATCCTCCGTTCCCGTTATCCCGTCCCACGTTATCACTTCGGAGTACCCGCTGAACGCTACACCTTCATGCCCAACGAATTCTTCGCCATCCCACACTAAGTCATCGGGCATCACATCAATTATTTGCTTTTCCAGCACCGACCTAGTTATGCACTCGTACACTAGAACCCGTGTATCTGCAACTAAGCAACCCCCCCAGCGCCCAGTTTGAGCGCCATAGTAAATTAGCGCAATAGGCATGTACCCGTCGCAGTTTTCCGCCATTTCCAGAAACGTCTGGATGCGAGTTTCCAAGATCGTACTCTTAACCCCCAACCGGGCGATAGCCGCTGCGGCTACCAATGGGTCTTCGTGTTCTTGTAGTGCTATAAACCCTTCGTCGGTCTTAGCCAGCGCATAGGTCTGCTTATCCGGGTTAGAGGGCGACTGTTTCATAGGCACTTCTACGCCCCGGCTCTCCAGGAACGCCGCGAACTTCGGTTGGCTAGCAAGGGTCTTTTTCGCGGCTTCTGCTATTTCTGCTTCTGTCATACCCGGCTGAACCGCGCCGATGGATTCCGCTACACGCAACAGGGACTCCAGTTTGCGCTCTCGCTCTTCGAGCAGGGTTTTCTCCAACAGTTCTGTATTGACATCGAATTGAGGCTCCACCAGCATCCGCACGGTCATATCTATCAGACGCATTTCGTCCTTGCTGGTTTGCGGGAGCAACTTGAAGAAGAGTGCGCACGTCTGGTCGGTATCAGCGGCGTTATAAATGGCCATCTGGCGAACCTCTTCCGGGGTGAAGTCTTTCAGGTGCCGTCCCTTAGTGTTGTGCAGCACGGTCTGGTCTTTAACCCCGAGTCCATAATGTTCCACAAGTTTACCCAGCGAACCGCCTACCGTTATTCCATGAAGGGGCTTCGCCATTGCCAGCGTACACGCCCACATCTTTGGGTTTACGCCAAGTCTCCAGGCAAAGATCATGGAGTCAAAGCCGCTCATGTTGTGGCCGACCAGCATCACGTCTGACCAGTCTACCGAGTCCGCCCATGCCTGAATGGCGTCCTCACCGAATATTACCTTGGTGGGGGTGTTGCCCTCCTTGACCGCCATGCTGATTAGTTCGGTTTCCGGGTGCATGACATAGGCCACCGGATTCATTTTAGACAGCGAGTGCGTTGGCGACCAAAACGTCTCCGCATCGGCTACGATTATTTTCATTTTGCCCTCCACATGATCGCTTGATTCTTTTTCACTTAGATTCCTTTTTTATGTAAGGTACAGACGGCGGGGGTCGAACCCGCGACTACCCAGTATAACCCCACGTCATCTTTAGCCGGTCGGAGGCGGCACCGTGGTATGGGTTGTTCTTCCGTTGAACTACGCCTGCGTCATTCTCCTAGTCTTCAAGCGCCGTAAAAACTGTGCTGTCCATAGCTGACCACCACGGTTTTTCCTCTGGCCCATGTGGGCTTGCTGGTTTTTGTGTGGTAGTAAAAGAGGTCAGGAAGTGTTCGCCTGTAAATGGCATCTTTTCCCACCTCCAATGCTTTGTTCCAGCTTTGTCTGTCTCTCGGGATTCCCGCACTTGTGAGCTTGCGGTGTTTCCGGTCATACCCCCACTGAGTCCAGGTGAACTGTGATTCGGCAAACGCGGCTTGGCAAGTGTCACCCGAATAGTCCTTGACCGCCCGGTTGATAACGACTGACGCAACGGCAAATTGGCTTTCATACGGTTCCCCTCTAGCTTCGTGGTACACAGTCAGCGCAATGCAGGTCAACAGAATGTCAAACCCGCCCATGGTGCGCTTCCATTTCCCTATGTATGTGGATGTACGTCTTCAGTGCGCCCCGGAGTGCCTCCTTGTAATCCCGTTCAGGGTGCAATTCGCCCCCACGGGCGTATTCTATTCGTTCCAGCCAAACTTCATCCGCAAACTCGTCGTAATCTACGGTTATGGTTAACGGCACCCCACGGAACACAAACATAAAAACGGACGGGGGCGAGGCTTTCTCCTGTTTAAAGTTCTTTAGCATTTCGCCACCTCCTTCAGTGCGGCCTGGATTCCCCATTGTGATGCTGCGGCTCGTGCTATTCCTTCATATGTCCTACTCCTTTCCTTCCAACGATCCGGAGACGGTGACAGCTTGTTTTGCCCGCTTTCTGTCTGGTTTGCGCGGCGGGTTTTATTGTCTCCGGGTAGCCGGTTCGTTTCGACAAGCGGCGGCAGGTTTTTCAGCCATAGGCAAGTTTTTTTGCTGGCATCTTCGCCAAACCACCACGGCTGAATTACCTGATCCGGCTTACGGATGCGCGTTGAAATGCAACTTACTGGGTTTTCAACGGCGATTCTCGGTATCGGTGCAGCCATCAATGCGCGGACGAAATTGAGCGACTCCTCTGTCTTTTCTGCTCTACCAGGAATACGGCGATTCCAGTGCAACCCAGAAACGGCAAGGTAGGTGCATGGGGGATGGAATATTGCCAAATCCCATTGTTGATCGAACATCTGGAAAATATCACCTTGAACGTGAAAAAGAGAATTATCCTCTGACTCTAGCAAGTCGCACGACCACGCATCATGCCCTAAATCGCGGAACGCTTGTCTCATTCTTCCTGAATATTCACAGCCGATTAAGACTCGCATTTTTCACCTTTCAGTTCTTCCTTTAACTTCAAAATCTGCGTGAGCAGTAGTATCTCTTTAGTCCTGGCGGTGTCCAGACGGTGTTCCAGCATCTTTACTTCCGCTTTCAGCCGCTGTTTCTCGTTTAGCATGGCATTCTCCGCATATCCAACGCTGGTTTTTCCCACCGTTAAAAACTACATTCGCGCCTTTATTGCGAAGGCTCCATTCCCGGCAAGTGACACAGTACCGGGTTTCGGTCAACGGTAACGTGCTCCATGTTCTCATTTTTCATTTCGCACCTAAAAAGTTACCGGCCTTCGCCCCACGGGCCGGTGTCGTGCGTCTCGTGACCTAAAGGTTCCCGCCTTTCAGTCAGTTGGGCTACCATGAGGCCGTCACGGCGCGGTTTTTCTCAGAGCCTCCTCATTACGCACCACCACCGTCGATATTGGGCACCCACAATAGCCCTCTTGAGCATCGACAATGCATACGTTTGTCACTCTTGCGCGATTCGACTTTTTGCTGATATATTTTCTGGCAGCCAGCATTGCGGCAACTGGCTCCCCCATGAAGAGTACCGCATAATCGCCAGCACCATCAGCGCCGAGAGTGTTCCCGCAAGCGCCATAGCCGCCGTGGTCGGTGTAGGTAAGCACTGCGCCCAACCCGGCATTCAACGCAGGCGGGGCGATATGCTCGCTGGTCGCGTCCTGTTGTTCCATGTCTTCACTCCTTTTCAGCGGATTATGATGCCTCACCAATGTATCCCGGCGCGTCATGTGTCGCATGAACGCATTTTGTCTCAGGCTCGAATGAGTCGCCGTTTTTCTTTTTCGCGATTTCTTCGGCGTCCTTGCGGCCTTTCCGTTCACCGGCCTTGTACGCAGCCAGCGTTACCTCTTCCGCGTCGTCGAATTGGATATAACTACATCCCATCATGCGTTGATACCGCTTGCTCCGCTTTTTCCAATCAGCAAAACTCATTTCTTCCCTTTCGTTTGGTTTCTATTTGGGCCACATCAAATTCAGCAGTCAAACCAAAAAACCAATCTGTGGTAGTTGGATTTTGCATCGGCGACGTTAAAATAGTATTCGCATGGGTTTTGTTTCCACCATTTGTCCGGCGCACGATCAGTAACCAGGAATAACCGGGAAGCTTCCTCCAGGTCAAGAAACGAATGACTATGTGCGTCATCACTCCATTCCTCGGCATACAGCATCCCGCTATCGGACAGGTCTTCTGGCAACCCTTTGGGGTTAGGCCCCGCAAGTGCAGCAAACCTAGCGTAGTTTCTTATCGTGGCCATGCCTTTGCATCGGTCAACCATTAGCCACTTACCATTAACTTTGCACTCAACTAGCGCGTGAATATCCGAACCCATGTCTCAATCCTTTCTGCAAACCTCCACCACTACCCCGGCCTGCGTAAGCAGCAACGTAGCAATACACAGGTTCTCTGCCCACCGCGCTTCAAAGTCAGCGTTACCCAAGTACATAATCCGCGCAATGCCTGCCTGGATCAACTTGGACGAGCACGAGGTACATGGATGGTGTGTGACATAAGCTGTCGCACCAGCAACTCCCCCACGAGCAAATAACAGCGCATTTTCCTCTGCGTGGATCACCGCTTCCAGCTTCACGCTCCGCACCTCGAGCAATTTTTCATCATCGACACCTCGCGGCATCCCGTTAAACCCCACGGATAGAATAATGTGATTACTATTGGATATCACACAGCCAACCTTAGAGCTTGGGTCTTTCGACCATGAGGCCACCAGCGAGGCCAAGTCGAGAAATCTAACGTCCCACTTGTTCATTTTTCATTCCTCCCACAGCAGCATTTGGTCAACATTTCCCGTCCCAGAGCGCACCACGGGTGCGTATGGTTTGATTAGCGCCCATGCGACGACGAAGGTCTTTGGCGGGTTTCCAAGAGAAAAGCCACCGCCGTCTAGGGCTTTTATCACGTTCCCCCTCTCGGGGTAATCACATCCTTGTATCCACTCCATTTCAAACCCCTTTGCCAAGTCCCTGGAATCTCCCGAACGGATTTGTTTTCCGCGTTCCAAACACGATGCCTTTTGCTTCCAGTGTGTTCAGGAACTTGCGCTGGTAGTCATAGGCGTGCTGGAAGTGCGATTTAGTCAGCCATGGCGATCTGGTCAGCGCCTCACGTACAAGGGTTTCCCTACGCGCCAGTTCGTCAGGCGTAAGTCTAGTAGCCACGACTTGCCCCTGTTTTGATATTTCCGGCCACTGACCAGAATGCCCGTTGCCGGTCAGTCGGGACGTAGTTCTTATGTCCTACCCAGCCGGTTCCCAGCCACGAGATTGCGGCTTCCCATTTCTCCGCCAACGAGTCGCTAACACCTGCATAAGGGTTGTTCAAGTTCATTCCTGTTCCCCTTTTTTGTAGGCTTCCATTACCGCCACGTCAACTTGGGCCTTGAATTCTTCGCAATTCGAGTAGATCGAGTAGATCGAAACCAAGCCGCCCTCGTTTTCAGTCCACAGGCCACGGATTATCAGCCCTTCCTGGTCGTAATCTTCCGGGTTAAGGTAGTCGAACCGTACACGTAACGTAAGGCTATCCGTGTATTTGATGACCCCTGTCTGGCTAGTCAGGTTGTTGAACTTTCCGTCTACCATGTAAGCTAGCGGTTTGCGGTCTTTCCCGGTTTCCTCACGTTCAGTCCACCGATGCAAGCACACCAGGCACATCTTGCGCCTGCGGATAGTCAACCCGTTCACCGGTCGTCGTGTACTCAGTATCGCGGATTTTCCACCGCACTCAGGGCAATCAGACATTTCGTTCTCCGTTTCGTTTAATCTGTACTTAGTGTAGGCTACTATATATAGAGTGTCAAGTGTTTATTTGACCTTTCTCATACCCCCAGAAACACTCGCACCGCGTAGCCCCCTCTTCAGGGGTGAAGCTCCCGTAGGACTGCACGTGGGAGTCCGGCACAGCCCGGTAGCGGTAACACAAGTTCTTGTCGGGGCAGTCCTTGCCCCAGCACATGGTTATATCGGACATTATTTCACCCCCTTTGCCTTGACCACCTCGTTCCTGACCATTTCCAGTGAAGCCACACCTGCCATTTCGTCATGCCCGGAGTTGATAATCCACACGTAGAGTTGTGCCGTGGCGAAGTTGGTGCCCGACCCGATACAGCGCCTCCCGGTGCCGACAAGTATTCCTCTGTCCCTTAGGTTGTGCTCGATTTCCTTGAAGTCCAACCCCTTTTGGGCGCAATAGGCTCGGAACGGCTGCTGGTTCAACAATATCGTCCCTTCGGCGGGTATGCTCTGCGCCACCATGGAGGCCATGGGAGAGACTTCAACCTTGGGGGGTATAACTGACCGCCCGTCGCCTTTCGTCGTAACCAGGATGCCCCGCACGTTCTCGTGCAGGTACTGCGCCAGCGTTTCGCTTGAGCGGGCTACTTCATCCTGCACTACTTCCCGCAGGATGCCCATGTTTTTAACGAACCAGTCCTTGATGCTTGCCATGTCGTACTCCAGTAATCCCATTTCCTTAACTATTTCACCCGCCACCTCGACAATGGCCCACAGCGCACTCCAATACCGCTCTTGGCTCTGCGCCCCGAACTCCCGGTCGATCTGGGTCTGTTTCTGCGCTACGCGCATGGCGATCTCCGCCCGGTTGTCGATGATGTACTTCATGTATAGCTCGCCAGCCATACCGTGGTTGTCCTCTACTATTCGCAGGGCTTCGTCGATGATTGGCTTCTCTGCTTTCGAGTTGGGATTCTGCGGAACCCGGTATTCAAATACCCGCGCCATTTCAGCCGATGCGTTACCTTTGGCTAGCGACAGCGCCCCCATAACCGAGTGGTTGGAAGTCGTCATCATGATTGTGCGCCAGCGTTTGACTTGCCTTTGCGCCCCGGTCTGCGTCAGTCTGCCTCTACTCTGCCCCTCGGACACGGCGTACATAAGCCGGGAAATCTCCATCGGGTCTTTCTGCACCAGGTTGGAAATCTCGTCAACCATGACCGGCAGGGTGTTGGCTGCGGCAATTCGGCTGTCCAGCGACAGCGCCGTGGTGTTGGTCGTTACCAGCAATTTCTCCGGGTCGCCCCAGAACGAATTGGCGAAGCGCATGGCCGTTGTCTTTCCCGCCCCGGTTCCGCCCACCAGGGACAGGTTCATTCCCAGCAGGTTGGTGAATGACAGCAGTGGGGTTGCGATGGAGGCCAGCACAGCGAACGCATGGGTTTCCTTGCCCGGCACGTTGTAGATATTTATCGCCTGCTTCCACTTGTCCAGTGACCCTCGCACGGTGTAGCCGCGTTTGGCGGCGTCGATGTCCTTGTCAATCTCGCAGGGGTGAATGCCGGTTTCTGTGATTACCCGATTGCCTAAAACAAACTGTGTCTCTTCTTTGCGCCAACCCATTTGTGAATACATAACTTGTGCCGCCTCCTTGCGTTGTAAGTGTTGCATTGACACACCCATGTATTCGCATACCGCCCTCATGTGACCAATGTTTGGCAGGATGCCTTTTTGCGCTACTTCGTAAGACAGTGCGCGTTTGTCGTAAACCAGTGCGGGGTCGAGGTTGAACGTAAACCACCCGTCCATCGGAAGGAAGGTTCGCCACGTAACCATTTCCTTCTTGGTCGTTTCGTCCCGCCACCGGCGGATCGGGAACAGTTCGTATTCATAGATCACTTTCTTACGCGCGGAAGCTACACCCTCGATGGCGGCAGCTTCCGCGCCCATGCGCATGGCAATCTGGTTTTTAACTGTTCGGAAAAACGGATTCGGGAGTTCCGGCAACTCGATTTCTTCCTTGATCGTCTCGCCGTCTACAACGGTTTCGACCTGTACGGTCTGCCCTTCTTCGGCGGCATCCACCTTGCGCCCTAGTACAAGGGGGGAGCGAACTTTCCCCTTGTTGACACATTTTGAGCAGCCACCTGGGTTTGAATCCTCGAACTTGTCGCAGGTGATCGGGCCGTATGTCTTTTCGTTAAACTTGAGATCGGTTTCCGCTACTGAGTAGGTCGGATGGCCGGTGCTGATAAAGTGCGCCAGGGGTTGACCGGTTTCGAGGTACTGGCACAGCCATACCGAGTTCAGCCACAGTTGGTACGGAACATTACCCCGGTTCTTGTGGCAAAATTGGAGCTGTTTGCAGCCGTTGAAAACCCGCCTTGGGTCGCCGGGTACGTTGTCGTACACCATTGCGGCGTTGTCCATTATTTGGGTAATCACATCGTCAACGGTTTTGGGGCTGCTACCCGGCGCATCAAACAGCGTAAATTTTTTCTTGTTGGCCGCCTTCTTCTGGTCGGCGGGTACGTGGGTTTCGTAGGCGGCGTCTATGATGCTCAACAGCGTGGCCGTGGGCGTCACCACTCCTTCCAGCTTAATCTCAACTGGCTTGCGCTCTCCCTTGTAGTTCCCGGTTCCGGGTATGCGTAGCACACTGGTTACGTCGCATACCTTAGATTGATCCATCCTGAAGTTAAGTGCGTTCATCACGGCCTTGAGCCGGGCCGCATGGGTGCGCCACTCGTCGGCGCGAATCTGGTCTTCCATCGGCCAGTAAGCGTGAATGCCGTAGCCACTGGAGACGATATAGGGCTTGGGGAGACGAAGGGTCTTGCATAATTGAATCAACGCGGTGCTGGCTTCGGGAATGGAAGGGTAGTCGGTTGGCTTTTTGGCTATGTCGATATCGCAATAGAAACACCTGAACGCCGCAATATTCTCCGTTTTACGGGTTCCGACACTGAGCCGCTCTTTTATAGAGCCTGTCTCAAAGTAAGCGTCCTTGTGGTGCATGGTGTCCTGCAACTCCCCGAACCGAGCCAGGGCTTCGACCGAATCAAATACGGCGTGCCGGTAACCCTTGTAGGGTGGGGGACTGGCACTGGCACCACAATAGAGGCCGGTTTCGGGTAGAACGGCGCGAAGGAAACTGGAGACTTGATCTATGTTCATGGCGCGTTCTGTCCTCTGTGCGAAAAGTGGCTATCTTCCCGCATTGTGTGTAAAAAAACAAACAGAGATTGCTAATATAGGTTGGGGTTCTTGAAGTCTTCCACGTCAGGGCCTAGTAGTTCAACGAAGTGGCGCTGTCGCTCACCGATCTCCCCGACCGAGGCCGGGGAGAAGTGGGCCGATTACTTACAGGTTATCCCAAGTGGCTTTGGCGAAGTCGGCAAACTGCGACTCCAGCTTATGCGCCAGTGGATCACCTGCTTGGAGCTCTTCTTCCGTTTCTGGCGGGAGGAGTTCTTGCGCCGCTGGCTGGGCTGCTTGGGCGGGCTTGCGGCTTCGTGGTGCTGGTGCCGCAGGTGCTTTAACCGGTGCAGTGAACACCGGAATATCCTGTTCTGCGGGCTTGCCCGCAGGGGTATCGGTTGACCCCACACCATCGAGCGTAGCGGCATTGTTGTTCAACAGCGCCTGAACGTCATCGCTCATCGCGGCGGAAATGACACCCTTAATTTCCTGAACATCCAGCACTCTCCCCTTGCCAAACTTGAGGCTCTGATCTGTGGCATCCACGCGAGTGGTTACCGCCAGCAGGTTGGACTTGTTCACTTTCACCGTGTCAACCCACCCCTTCCACGCCTTCAGGGAACCGCCAGGAACTTGCAACTGGTACAGATCTCCGTCCAGTTCGCCGTCGATAGCAACAGCGAGTCGCTTGTAATCTGCACAAGCTTTGATCTTTGCGCCGGTCTGCGGATTGATTTTGGAACCCCACACGTTTTGCGGGCAGGTTATGCATAAGTCAGATTGTGGACTGCGAACACCAGCGTCCGGGCCGATGCCGTCATTGCTCGAACAGTCCGGGGCTGCTGGTTCAGCCTTGGGGTCATAGGCTTGTGCGTAGTAAGTCTTGCTGATATGCGGGTTGACACCCACGACTACTACATCCAGGTAGGGTTCGTTACGCATACCAACTTCTTGGCCGGCAACCATTAGGCGGAACCGCCCGTTTTTGATGCTGATACGGTTGACGCTACCGCCCCCGCTAATTCCGCCAGATGCCGCGTCCATGAGGTTGTCCATCATTGCGGCGATGTTGGCCGGGAGGCCCATCTTGGCGGTGGGGATCAGTGCTAGGCTTGTGTCTTGGGTGCTCATTTGTGCTACTCCTTAATAAAGAGCCATTCGGCTCGGGTTGGGTTGGTTTTTGCTGCTCGGTTTTTGCTGCTCGGTTTTTGCTGCTCGGTTTTCAGTTTTCAGTTTTCAGTTTTCAGTGTTCTCTGCACCTTTGGAAGTCGGGCGTCTCAAGGTAACCGTTGCCTCTTGCACTACGGTAATTCCGGGTGGTAGTGCGTCGTTATGCAACTTCATCCATACCTTGAGGTTGTTTGTCGATACTCTCTTTTCGACCAACTCCGGCTCGTCGTGGGCAACCATCCAGGCGGAAAACGCCCCCCAGTCCGCCATGTTGGCACGGAACTTCATTGATTTGAAGAATGTACCGAACTTAGTCTTCACATTCTCCAGACCGTTCTTCAGCATGAATTGCAACATCCAAGCGTCAATTGTATCCTCCATTTCGGTCAGCTTGTTGTATTTTTCGTCAAATGCCTTTTTCAAAGCAGCCTTCTTTTCACGGATCAGTATTCCCCGTTCTGCCAGCACGTCAGGGGTTATCTCGGTTTTCATTTTGGTCTCTCCTTGTGTGTTTTGTTTCCTACTTGTTCCAAGTGTAGGCT